GTATTCCGTCGCGACCCCCACCCCCACCTAGTACTATTACCCGTACAATTCTGATACCCATTCAAAAACAATTGTAAACGTCATCCATTACCATTTATTTGATGTATTCGATGACGACTTTCTTAGTAGTGAGTCCTGCTTACTACTATTACAATGCCAATGAGCAGGAGCCAAGTTGCTAATGTCATATGGATGACCACCAATAGCAAGAGGCACTACGTGATCACAGGTCCATGAATCAGGATGATATCTAGGTAGGGACTGGTCAATAGGTAGCCCGCATAGATGGCATACCGAAGCAGCCTCACGCTTAACAATTGCTCTATTCTTTCGATATAGATAACCTAGCTCGCTAGCTCCCATATACACCATCACCCTTGCGTTGCGCTATATCGGGCATGGTTCAATAGCCCACTCCATATTAGACAGTACCGGTATACGAAAAAGCCCTATGTCTAGTAAGCTCGTTAACCCTGAATCAGTTTATTAGACTGAGGTTATATCAGGAGTTAGGAGTACTAGGCCATAGGGCTAGGTACTGCTATTGGGTATGTACGAATACAAGCTACCCTTAATTATGGGTAGCCATTCTAGAATAAGGTGGCGTCTCTAGGTTAGCCGCTACTTTACGAATCAAGTCCGGACTATCCATTCCGAATGCAATTAGTGAATTACACTTCTTATGCGCGAACCCTCTAGGGTTGCCGCTCAGATGATCATGATCAATAACCGGCATGTCAGTACCGAATAGGTAACCACACAAATAGCATTTGCATTCTTGGTATTTCATCAACGCAACAGCGTCTTCAACCGATAGACCATAACGTTCGCTAGGCTTACGCTTGGATAGCCAAGTCTCAAAGCAATCCATGCAATAACCATACGCCACCAACGGCTTATCGGAATGACATGGTGCCATTTCCATTGAGCTATCCTTTCTTAAGTTGGGGTGTCTACTCGGAGTTGAACCGAGATGCACAGAGTCACAGTCTGCTGCGTTTCCATTACGCCATAGACACAGCGCCCATAGAGGGAATTGAACCCTCACCCTCTTGATTGACAATCAAGCGCTCTACCATTGAGCCATACAGGCATGGGTCCTCGCAAGAGAATCGAACTCTTATCGCTGGGTTACTAAGCCAGTGCTCTAGCCATTGAGCTAGCAAGGAACGGAGCCCTAACCAGGAATCGAACCTGAACCACTGGAGTACAAAACCAGTGCTCTACCGTTAAGCTACAAGGGCATGTGAGGATATCCCAATCTGTTGTGTTATGGGCGTTAAAGGCTCACCTCAATTGCCTAGTCCCGTATAGGGGAATCGAACCCCTTCACACTGTTTGGAAGACAGGTATGCAGCCAATACATCAATACGGAATAGTGACCATTTTAAGGCTGGTCTCCCACCTTCTAGGTTGCCGCACTACCAACAACGTTGGCACTCTCGGGCGTTAGCCTAAACGCAGAGCCTAGATAGTACGCCTAGAAGGATTCGAACCCTCAGCCTACGGGGTAGAAACCCGCTGTTCTGTCCGTTGAACTATAGGCGCTTAGTGCCCCGCCGAAGAATCGAACTCCGGTCTAAGGATTAAAAGTCCCCAGCTAAACCACTCAGCTAGCGAGGCATAAGTACTCCCGGTAGGAATCGAACCTACGTCTACTGATTAAGAGTCAGCAGCTAATCCCCTCAGCTACGGAAGCATAATCGAGCGGTCTCATTTCGTGGCACAGCCTTGCAAGTTACGCTCTAGTACCCTTAGAGAGATTCGAACTCCCGCCACCTAGATTCGTAGTCTAGTGCTCTAATCCGCTGAGCTATAAGGGCTTGGCTGGAATGGCAGGACTCGAACCTACAACTTAACGGTTAACAGCCGCCTGTGTTGCCTTTACACCACACTCCAACGTTGCACGGATACTAGGAATCGAACCCAGGTCAAGAGGTTTGGAATCTCTTGTGTTACCACTACACCATATCCATAAACGCGAGTATTTATAGCGTACTCGCAACGCCTAGTCTAGTATACAGGAGTCGAACCTGTTTCGTCCTGATCCCAAATCAGGTGGCTTACCGTCTGCCCCATACTAGTTGGTCTCTGCATAAGGAATCGAACCTTAGCGCATTGGGCTTCAACCAATTGCTCTACCTACTGAGCTATACAGAGTTGCGGACTCATCATCTTTCAAGTGGAGGTGACTAGCTTGCCCCACTAACAGGATGAATCATCCTCTGAAGTCTTCACACTACCATATCTAGTCATAGATAGCCGAACCTAGAACTTCATTGTGCATACACCTGGAATCGAACCAGGCTAGCCAACGGCAAGAGGGTTACAGCCTCCAACGGTTCCCAGACCTATATGCATGGCTCCCAGCCACAGACTCGAACTGCAATCTCTTGGTCCAGAGCCAAGCGTCTTGCCATTAGACGAACCGGGAACAGTACTCCATGTCGGATTTGAACCGACGTTCTCTTGATTGAGAATCAAGCGAGATAACCACTACTCTAATGGAGCGTAAGCGGGATGACCGTGAGCCGAAGCTTAAAGCCTTCCCTAGTACTGCGTACCGGATTCGAACCGGTGCCATCTGGATTGAAAGTCCAGGGACCTAACCGCTAGTCTAACGCAGCATGGATATGGGAACCGGATTCGAACCGGCATATCGTGGGTTGCAGCCACGCACCTAGCCATTCGGACATCCCATAGTACCGATCCTAGGAGTTGAACCTAGTGCCTCTCGTGTATCAGACGAGTGCTCTTACCAAACGAGCTAGATCGGCTTGGCGGAAACTAATGGAATCGAACCATCACCCTTTCGGATGGCGTGGTTTTCAAGACCACTTTTTAACCCTCTGTGCTAGCCTCCACTAAGCGGAGAGTCAAGGAATCGAACCTTTACCCTTGCGGATAGACCGGTTTAGCAAACCAGTTGAGAGACCACTCTCAGACAATCCATAACGACGCATTGCTTATCTTAGCAGACCCCATAAACAGCGGACAGGATTTGATACCTGCATTTTGCGTCTAGTACTCCCGGTGCGACTCGAACGCACACTGACAGGAACCTAAATCCTGTGCCTCTGCCAATTGGGCTACGGAAGCATACAGGATGCACCTATAGGCAGGCGCTTTATAAGGGTATCCACACCCTATCCTTGTGGAGTAACAGGGAATCGAACCCTGATCGCTGGTGTGCAAAACCAGTGTAATAGCCGTTATACTAAAACCCCATAGTACCTAGTGAGAGAATCGAACTCCCGTTCATGGTATGTAACACCATTGCCTTACCACTAGACGAACCAGGCATTTTGAGAGCGGAGCTTGCGTTTACCTTCTAGAAGCGCTCTCACGGTCTCAGGCTATCATATCAAGCCATAGACCTTTGTGGCGGGTATGGGATTCGAACCCATGTCTTCAGCTTATGAGACTGACGTGAAACCGAACTTCACTAACCCGGCGTAAATGAGGGAGACCAGCGCAGCGCCTAGATAGCATCAGCGCGAGGTACCTTCATGGTCTCCCCTTGCATCCTAGAACAGCCTGAATGTTGCGTCAAGGCTGGGATGCCAGCTTCGGAACCTGAGTTCGTAGAGAATTCCAGAGGAGGTCTCAGGCTTTCGTAACGTAGTGTAACACCCACCTGCTTGGCACATGTCTAGGCTAGCGCGTCAGCAAGGAGATGCTGTTCAAGCTGTGTGCAGCGCCATGTTAGCACATGCTCCCAGTCGGTTGCAAGGATATCATACAGGTAGTAGCCACGAACCTTGGTAGTCGGGTCAACCCTGTAGCGCCAGCGTCCCTTGCGTGCGCGTTTGACTGATTCCTCACGAGTCCAGCCCGTAAGTTCCATAAGATCATCATGCGTGTAATAGTAGATATCGTCATACTCCGTTTGCGGAGCGTCACCATACACACACTGATCATACTTCCATGGTCTGACCTGGCTACCATCAATCGGCAATGCATTGTCAAGTAGCACAGATGAGACATGGGTACCATTATTGTCCTCAGTCCGGACATAATGGAAACCTGAATTGTCTTGCATATCCATCTCCTCAAGTTGTGGTAAGCACATCGTACCACACCACTACATGAAGAGTTTTACCAGGTAGTTGATACCTCTAAACAAATGTGTACAAATGCAGTACACAGAAGGGCAGCCACACCAGTATAATTCCTGGTAGCTGTGTATGCTATCCTTGTTAGGTATACTAGTATATATAATATACATAATATATGTAATATACATAGTCTATATAAGTATATTAGTGGACTAATAGACAAACAGACACATAAACAAACATACTTAACATACTAGTATATATAATATATGTAATATACATAATATATGTAATATATATAGTATATAAGTACTCTCTCTATACTGGGGGCGAGGCTACGAAAGATTCTGCCTTCTACGTTCCACATCGTGAGATTTAGCTGTGAAAACGCTGAGAATGCCTGATGAGAGCCTGTGATACACTGAGTTACCAACGAAAGGAGCCGACATGGCTAACCTTGCATACGATGAAGGATTCAAGCTGGTGGTCCAGCCTGTCAACGGCAAGCTCATGGCTTACGTGTACGCTGGTGACTCCGAGACTCCGGTTGCCAGCAAGGAAGTGGTAACCGCTACACAGGGTAAGAACTTCTTTTACGAAGTACTTACCACGACTGATAACGACTACGATGTCACTACCGAGCTGTTGGTGGCAGTGGCTACCCGAGTTGAATATGGTGATGAATAATGAGTGAATTTAACCAGCTTGCCCGTCGTTTGGAGCATGTGCTGTCGGACTTCGCTAACAGCATTTCTAACGGCATGACGTTCGAGCCTTCGGACTTCGGCACTGCTGCACACGCTGTGGCTCAGGAAGTACTCATGATGGGTCTTGTGTTCGGTCACAACATCACTCGTGAGATTGCGATTAGTGAGCTTACGAATTCTGAAGCGGCTCTGAGCAAGTCATTCGGTACGCATGTTGTAGAATCCGTGGCTGAGGCTGTGGTTGATGAGTGCGAGGACGTACTTTTCTTGGAGGATGAGTAATGCATAAGTTTCATGAATCAGAGCTGAACGATATCCTCGCGGAAGGTACTAAGGTTGAAGTATACGAATTTGTAGAATCACACCGCTGGTACGATCTATTTGAATTTGTGTTCTTTGATGAAGAGTCTGGGGAATTCTTGCGTGCTTACCATATGTCACCTTCGACTGAACTTCAGGAAGGTCAAGACGAATGGGATTCGGACTATGACGGTATGGTAGAGCTTGAAATTGTGGAGCCTTATCAAGAAACGGTTACTAAGTACCGTAGAAAGACTGTGTGACTATGGATGAAACAGACGTAGAAATCATCATGCAGGAATGGAATAGCCTAGGGTTGCCTGGTGTTTCGTTTATCACGTCTGAGGAATACCTAGGATATGTGTGCATGGAACGCGAAGACATGATTAAGTGGCTATTCGACATCATCAAGCGTGTTCGTTTTATCGAACAGGAGGCACAAAATGCCGATTGAGTTGCTATTTCTATTCGTACCACTCTCCTTGGTTGGTCTATGGACTCTCATTAATCTATGGCGTCACCGCAAGTACGTTATTGCATGGTGGAAAGCTATGGATGAGAACGGTAAGATTAATACCGATCGACAGCGATGGAACGCGAATACGAAGGAGTGGGAGAACTATGACTGACGATAATTGTCTAGATGACAGCTGGCTTGATGATGACGATCTAGGCTGGGATGATGGAGAGGACTTGGACTGGGATGAATAACAATACTGTGTGGGTTCTCTGTCAAGACATTCCTGACGAGGATCGTTGGGAGCTAGGTGGGGTATTCTCCACTCGTGACCAGGCTCGCGCTGCTTGCGTAGACGATACAGATCAGATTTGGGAAGAGACGCTAGACGTTGTGCTTCCTCGTGAGACTTGTTATCCCGATTACGTTGAATGGCCGCTATTGGGCTACTGCAAGATGGATGGCGTGTACTATACGCTTGACGGCGAGTATACGTATGATGAAGCTGCTGAGTCATGGGAACCTGTGGCTATTCCAGAGGTGCGTAATGACGACTGATCGCAGAACCATTACTCATGAGAAGGTCGCTCGCGCGTTCGCTGAGCTTGGTATCGAAAACCTGGCTAACGTGTCCGAAGTCCACATTACGCCTGATGAGGTACTAGTGGAGTATGCAGGTATCATCTTCGGTTTCCGCGAGGATCGTTACATTCTTGCAGGTAACCGTGGAAGCTATGCTGAGGTTGCTAAGGAGGTGGCAATCATGCGCGGCAGTGGTGAAATCAGCAAGTAGGGGACATTACATAAGAATAAGGAGGTAACCGTGCGTTGCATGGCTTGCGGGACACCAGGTGCCTACTGGTGTGAATCCTGCGATATTGATTATAAGCAGGCATTGAGCGATGTACGTGGGGTTATCGCTCTGATGGGCAGTGAGTACGATGAAGGTAGTCTTGTGCTCACTGCTCACAGGTTGCTTAGGGACAGTGCCACCCTAGGCTTGACAAGCATCGGCCGGACTGATATTCTGTTCCGGTCGCGTGAGCTGCTGGCATCCGTAGAAGACTACTTCTTGCAGACGCCAACGTGCCTCGTGTGCAAGGTACACAAAATGATCATCATTCCGGCTCCACAACCGGAAGTAACATGCACAGGAGGTTGTGCGTATGGCTGAACATCTACCGGTATGGTGCCCAGAGTGCTCACCTGTGGCGCTGAAGGCAAGTACGCTTGCCAAAGCTGAGCAGTTCATGGGTATTTGGGCTGGTTGTCCGCAGTGCGATGACATGTGTGGCGTGTGCTACGATACGTTGCGAGGTACGGAATTTCCGCGGCTTGAAGTCACGTACGTTTCGTGGGCAACGTTCATCAGTTGCCTGACGCAGGCGGTACCGGAAGGCGTTGAGCTGGTTGAGACCACGACTGTGCTCGATGACCTGAACACGTACGAAGTGGTGTACCGGGAATTTAACGAGCTGGTGGGACTTGACACACCAGCGATGGACACGGTACACTTCGAAGGCGGAGGTTACCGCGAGTCGGATAGCCACCGTGAACAGCCACAACTCCTATGGCCCTTGGATGTTCCGTATAAGGAGCAGTTCCTTACGCGCATGGCTCAGGTCATGGGTGACGGGGCTCACAAATACGAGGCCCGGAACTGGGAACGGTTCGAGGACTCTGTTACACTGGAGCGAGCTAAGGCCAGTGCCTCACGGCACTTTAACGCGTGGCTGTCAGGTGATGAGTCTGAAGACCACGCAGCAGCGGCAGCCATCAACCTACTGTTCGCTGAAACCATCAAGTACAAGATAGCAAACAAGGAGTAACCATGGCTATGACTGCTGAGCAGAAGCTGGACGCTATTCAGGGTGTCATGGACAGCGCGGCTCTGATCGGGTCCATCCTGATCAGTTCCGACAACCGCGATGAACTGACCAGCCTCGCGATGTCCGCTCTGTCCGTCATTGACGAAATTCTCAATGATGACGCTGAGTTTGGCGAGCTTGCCTAGCTAACGCGTCCCTGTGGTAGCCGTGTTGTGAGTGGCACGGCTACCTAGGGGAAATGTTAGATAGCACAAAGGAGTAAGAATGGACAACTCTCTCAAGGCCAAGCGTTTCGACGGCATTTTCTCTACGCTGGAGTCGGCTGACAAGCTGATGGGCATCCTGCTCTCCAACGGTGCGGACCAGCGCGCGCAGGATGCCGTGGTGTTCGCGGCGTTCGAGGTGATCGTTGAGATTGCGGAAGGTCGACACGATGCCTTCCTTACCGAAGAGGACTCGGATGACGGCAACCTCTACGTCTAGCAACCCTGTAGCCACAGGGAAGCTCTATGATAGCCACCCTCCGCTGATCGTGCGGAAGATGGCAAGCGTACTGGAAGTCTCGCGCTATGACACGTGGTTTGATCTGCATCTGCCATACGTCATGGAATACGAGGACTTTTGGCACGGCACGGTAACCGGTGAATGGTTGCGATGGCTGGAACCTGGTGTTCTGACGGTACGGCACAAGACTACCCGTAAGAAAGGCACCATCAAGATTACGGATAGAGCCGTGTCAGAATGGCACCAGCTTTTCGCGCACTTCATGTCCGATCCTCTCGACATGCTCGGGCCATACACGCACGCTACGGAGGAACAGCACACGCTGATCTATCCGTATTCACCACACGACATCAACATGTGGACCTAGTAGGTTCCCTTAGCGCTCAGCTCGTATGATCTGAGCGACTAGGAAAGCGACTAGACCGAAGGAAGGCAAGTCATGCGTCAGATTCACATCACTCTCAACCCTGGTGAGGCGCTGGTGGCGCGCAAAGCGCTGCGAGACATGGAGCAGAACACCACTCCGGGTGGCCTCATCCACAGCAAGGCTAAGTTGGCGGAAGACAAGCTGTACGGCAACGGGCTGGACAACATGGACTTCAAGCTGATGCGGGAGGCCATGAACTACGAGTTGCACCGGCTTCGCATGGCGGGCAAGGAAGACAGCTTCCGAGCTGAGTCTCTGCGAGGCACGCTCGAAAAGATCAAGTGGTTCTAGTGCCGTACTTGTTCAGAAAGAATGCAGGAAGGAAGGGGCATTCGTGCAACCTTCCTTCTCTGTATACCACATACGCATCCAAGCCTCTTCCTTCGGCAGGTGACTTGTGGAAATGCCGACGCTGTAAGACGGTATACGAAGTGATTGAACGTGACTGGTGGGATAGAGAATGGAGGGCACTCGGATGAGGATTATTGGTAGAGGTCAGGAGAATGACCCTCAGCAGGGTAAGCGAATGCCGGATAAGACTGCGAGCCGCGTGCTCCGTTCGAATGCTAAAGGCAAGGATGTTGACCCTGCAAAGGTGCATACTGCTAAGAAGGCAGCTCGTGACCACTATGCACACGAGGCGGATAAGGTTAAGCGAGGCAGGCGTGCATAATCCAAGAAAGTATTGGGATCAGCGTTACCGAGATGGTAGGTCATCTGGCGCGGGTTCTGAAGGCGCAGAGGCGGAATACAAGGCTGCATTCATCTCGGAGTTCATTCGCTATTGGGATGTCCATGACATCATTGACTGGGGCTGTGGTGACGGGCATGTTCTGAGTCTCATGGACCTGAATGGCGCGCACTATACGGGAATCGATGTGTCTCCTACTGTCATTACTCGCCTGTCGATTAAGTACGCGGCAGATGAAATGATTAGGTTCAAGCTACCAATTATGTTCGATCGTGAGTATGATCTAGCATTGAGTTTGGATGTGCTATTCCATCTTCCTAGCGATATTGACTACCGTGCATATCTTATTGATCTATTCAACAGCTCGGATGAATTCGTTATTATCTATTCGACTGACTACGATATGGAATACGCAGGCAATCATGTGCGGAGACGCAATTTCACTGCGGATATCGCAGAGCGGTTCCCTAGCTGGGAATTGAAGTACACTACTGAACCTTTGTATGAAGGCGCTGCACAATTCTTTGTCTACAACCGTAAGGATTAAGTATGGGTTACTACGAGGATGTATATTCATCACCTGAAAAGCACGGACTAACGCCCGTTGGTGAGGTTGAATGGTTTGAGCCTGACTATTCATTCGACTTCGCTGTCGTGTGGTACCACGCGGAAAGCGGTGAGTTCTATTGGGGCTCTGACTCCGGTTGCTCTTGCCCGTCTCCGTTCGAGGACTATACTTCACTCGACAAGCTGGAATCGGGTACCTGGTGGGATATCGCCAAGGGCTTGGTTCAGCATCATGACTACTATTTCCCGGACGGTAACACTCGGGTGGAAAACGAAATTGCTTCAGTTATTGTAAAGATGCGAGAGGTTATGCGAAATGGCGACTAAAGACCTGTACCGTAAGGCCCGTACTGAGCTGCTTAACCGTGGCCTGCACAAGGGTGATCTTGTGGACCCTGAAGAGGGTGTCAAGGTGTGCGCTCTTGGCGCTTGCGCCGTTGCAAGCGGTATTGAGGTGGTTGAGCACCATGAATCCGGTTGGACTGATTATGATGGCGAGGAAGTCGCGGCGTACACGTGGTACTCCCTGAAGTCTGGGGAGAACTCTTCGGAGCGTTCTATCCATGAGGCGTTTCCTGAGCTTGCTCAGGCTGCTGAGGAACTGTTCCCTGGCCGCGTTGAAGCTGGCTGGGTTCCGCACGAGTTTCACAAGGTTCCGGCCGTCAATGACAACGATGACACCACCATCGAAGATGTGGAACTGATCTTCAACCGCGCGGAAGAGCTTGCCTCTGAAGGGAACTAATGAACGATGAAGATTCACAAGAATAGCGGACAGCCTGTACCTGCTCGTGATAGTCGTAAAGACAAGCGAGATGAGCGCAAGGATATGCGTGTCAACGAAACAGAGACAGTCCGTCAGCACAAAGAGTGGCGTGACGACAAGCGCGAGAATGGGTGGCCTGATGAGTAGGAATGACAATAATTCTCAAGGTGGTAGCAACACCAACGAGCCCACGCAGCCGGATCGCGAGGATGCCTGGCGTGAGCAGGATGAGAACAACCAGAGAGGTCGGTAACTATGGTCAAGGGCAGCCATAGAGCAGGTAAGCACTCGGGTAACCCTGACGACAAGCGGGACGATAGACGCACGCGTGAGCTGGAAGCGCGGCGTGCAGAGCGTCTGAAGGCTGAAGCTGAGCGGCGCGAGCGCGAAGCCGAGATTGCGCGGCAGCGCAGGTCTATGGCGGAACGTCAGCATTCACCCGAGTTTGGAAAGTGACCACCATCACTAGACCTGGGGTTGACAGCCTCTAGGAAGGGGCGTAAGGTTGACCCCATCAAGCCAACCGGCCATGAAAGAAGGAAAGATCATGTCTCGTCAGGTCAGGATGAACGCGACCGAACTCCGTAAGAACGTTCAGGCTCTCTTCGCTGCGGAGCGCAGCGGCGATGAAGATGCGTTCGATGAACTGTGGGACGATCTGTGCGACGCGTTCGGAGACGACGTTGCGGAAGTGACCTACCGCGAAGAGCTGGCCCTGAAGGCTGAAGGTCTGCTGTAAAAGGTAGCTCCAGCGCCGTAAGAAGGTGTGGGTTCGTGACCCGGCTGGAGCACAAGACAGAATCAACGAAAGGATAGGACATGGTGGATATCGTTGTCAGTAACGGCGGCATATTCTTTAGTGACTGCCCGGATGACCTGGTAGACACAGAGAAAGGCGCGCAGCGCACGACACACGAGCTGAGCGTGGGTAAGTACGTTACCCACCAGAACGTTCCGTACGTGTCGTTTGAAGGCGACTTGTATCCTTGGGGTAAGGTTAACAAGGAAGGTCAGTACAACCCTGTTGAGGACTGTTACCAGTTCACCATGAGCGTGTCGGACTTCAACGCCTACGTTGATGCGCTGGTGAAACTTCGGGACGACATCAAGGAATAGCATGGATGTTCTGAACACATCCGATCGCTACGGAGCAGAACCCGGAAGCGTGGTTATGTCACTCTCACTCGCGGAACTCAAAGAACTGAGTAACGCGCTGTGGGTGGCAGAGAACGAAAGTATGCTACAGGATAGCGAGACTGCCGACCGGCTGTATGATAGGCTTGCAGAGGCAGAAGCACTGATCCAGGAAGGCTAGTCATGCTTGACCCCAAGGTAGAGAAGCAGATTCGGAAAATCCACCGACTGGTTCGCAAGTGCAAGTACCAGTCCGCGAAGGAGGAAGGTGACATCCTTCTTGAGATGGCTAGCGGTAATCGCGCTATCGTGGAATTCTGGGTAGAGGAGTTCGTTGCCAACTCCCGCAAGTAAGTAAGGTAGCCCTAACGGTTGTCTGAGAAGTAGGGTTCGATTCCCTACCGGGGCACGGCATAACGTCAACGGAAGGTAAAAGTATGCGCAAGACTACTGCTGCTATTGCGGCGATTGGTACGGCTGCTGTTCTCACTGCCTGTACTGCTGAGGCTGAAACCGTGGATCACAACGTGACGGTTGCCGCGGATAACTTTGAGGTCAACCGCGAGATTTTCGTTATCAACGGAATCACGGATGAAGTGCTGTACACGGTTGAGGGCCGTTGCTCGATCACGGACGAGGGCAACCAGCTTGAAGTACTCTGTAAGCTGGCTGAGGGTGATGACCCTGAGAACTACGTCAAGCACATGTTCGGCATTTCGGATAACATCACGTATATGGTGATTCAGCTCGATTCGCTGAACGTTGACCCGTGGCACCACGAAATTCGTATTCGTCCGGAGACTATCATTCCGGATATCACGTTCAACACTTCCGGTAACTAGTAAGAAAGGTATAGCCATGGCTGACAAGACAAGAGCCCGCATTCTCATTGGTGTTCTGTTTACCACGCTGGCTGTTGCCTTGTCGGCCGTGGCTATCCTGGTCATTACCGATGTGGCTCACACGCAGCATTGCATGGACCAGACGTACACCACCTACCTTGACTGCATGGAGGAATAATGCCAGAGGATGAGCACGGGACGTACGAAAGGTACAAGCAGGGTTGCCGATGCTATCCCTGTAGCATGGCCGAAATTGACCGATTCTACTATGGCGCGTACGGTGCTATCGCTGGTGCTGTAATCGGTGTTGTGGTAGCTATGATCCTTATTATGTTCTTGGGGGCGTAATGACTCTGACCATCAAAGGGCGCGAGTACAAGGGCAAGACTGCGGAGACGATTGCTAAACGCCTGTTCGGGCGTAAGGCTGTCCTTACCAAGGGCTTCACTCGCGGTAACATGTTTGACTTCAAGATCAGGGTTAGCGGCGTTACCGTTGCTCGCGGAATTGGGATGAGCTAATGAACAAACTCCGCATCAAACTATCTACGGGTGACGTTCTTATGTTGGATTGCCCGCCCGGTAAGGACGGTAGCGAGATTATCAAATCAATGGTAAAGGGTAACTGGGTTACTATTGGCATTGATTTGATGGTTACCCTTAATCCCGCGCACATCGTATTTGTTGAGGAGGTGACGGTATGACGCCACTCGCTCGAATCAAAAAGATATGGAAGCTGACCATTGAACTCCGCGACACGCGGGTTATGCTTCGGTACTTCACAGACCCTCGAATCATCGCGGATATCAAGCTGAACATGGCGGATATTCGTTCGCAGATTAAAGACCTGCTGCGATGATTAGCGCATTGATCGCAGGGCTTGCAGCCCTGATGGCGCTAGCCTTTATCTACCTGGCTGTGTTCAACGGGCACGAGGCGTATCGATACGCTAAAGAAAAGCGCGGAGCGGTAGAGGCTGCTAAGCTTCTTGGACGCACCGCAGACTGGGATGACGCGGAGTACTGCCGTAAGTTGCGCAACCTCTACCGTCGCAAGTCTCTCGGGAACGCAGCTAACGTAGCCGTCTGGCTGCTGGTTTACGCGGCTATGGTGCTCTGATGGCACCACTGAGCAGCGGACAGGTTACCATACTGGAAACCATTTTCAGTATGGAACCTGTTACCTTTACTGAACTGAAACCACGATTCGACATGTGCTCTGACCTGCTATCTAGCCACCTGACGCGGCTGAAGCGAAGAGGCATGGTAAGCTATCAACACGGACGATATACCGTCACCAACGAAGGAAAGAAGGCAATCAATGGTTAACGAGTACACGGTTGAAGACCTGCACACGGCTGCCGACGCGTGGGAGAGCACTGTTAAGAGCGCCCCTGTTGAGGTCAAGGAGCTTGGGGAGCGTGCCGTTGCTGGCTGGGCCCTGAACTTCCTGGTTGACGCGGCTCTCCTGTACATGCTTGGTGGGGTTGAGCTGTCGGGGGACTTTGAGTGATCATCGTTGGAATCTTCGCACTCGCGGGTATGCTCATCGGGGGAATCCTGGTTATTGCTAGCCAGGTGGTTACCAAGCGACTGTATGATTCCATCCTGCCGACGCACGATGAGCTGATGGAACAGGCTCAGATGGTGCTTGAAGAGGCACTGATGAGCAATGACACGGAGGATGACGCATGGAGGGACGACAGCTAGAGCCTGCGGAATATCGTGTCAACTGGAAGGCCGGTAAGAGGGTTACCACAATCCTCTACCGGCCTTCCGGGCCCGATACGGAATTCGCAAGGTGGCTCACTCAGCAAGACATCGTTGCCATGGACATTGAAACCACGGGTATCGATATCGGATCAAGTGACTTCAAGGTTCGCACCTTGCAGATTGGCACGCAATCTACTTCATGGGTGTTCCCTGGTGATGAAGCTATCCATGTAGCCCTAAACCACCTCATGATGTTCAACGGCACCGTTGTTACACATAACGGAGTATTCGACTGGGTGTCACTCGGTACCGAGTACGGCTGTGAGGTAGCTCCGCGGATTACGGATACGTACATTCTCGCTCGCCACTGGGACCCAAGGGGTAGAGGCGACGGCCCGAACGCGGTTGGGCATAGCATGGAGGCGCTAGTGCGTCTCTGGGTTAACGAGGATGACGCGGAAGACCTGAAGGGCTCTGTCACTAAGGCAGCCAAAGCACTTGGGGTTACAAAGGGTGAGTACTTCACTAACGTACCCATTGATGACGAAACGTACATCAAGTATGCTGGCATGGACTGTGCGTTTACCATGGAGCTGTTCCAAGAATTGACCAGTGCCATCGTGCGGACTGGGATGCACAGCCTGCCCCTGATTGAGAGCGACCTCGTAGACATGCGAGACGCTATCGAGATGGGCGTCAGAGGCATGTCTGTGGACATGGAATACCTGGTCAACCTTAAGAAAGATTTGGAGGATCAGGAGAGTGCATGTAAGGAGTTGGCTAAGGCTAAGTTTGGCGTTACCTCGCTAGCATCGTCTAAGCAGCTCTACAAGGCATTCCTTGACGCTGGTGTTTCCCCATCATGCTTTGAGATGACGGCTAAAGGCGCTCCGCAAGTGAATGCTAAGAAGTTGAAGCAGCTTGCGGACGAGGGTTACGAACTGGCACAGATTGTCATTGAAGGTAAGCGAGCGCAGAAATGGCGCAAAGCATACGTAGACATGATCATGCAGTGCGCAAAGGGCAGTAACCGTATCCATCCTCAAATCAACGTGTTCGGAGCACGAACAGGGCGATACTCGGTATCCAACCCCCCGCTCCAGCAGTTGCCTTCGGGTACTGATATGATTCGGAGAGCGTTCGTCGCGGACCCTGGTTGTGTCATCGTCTCCGTAGACTACTCGGGTCAAGAGCTACGCCTGTGCGCGGCTCTGTCAGGTGACGCTAACTTGATTGCCGACTTTACTGCTGGCATCAACCCTATGAAAAAGCTTGCGGCTACCGTGTTCGGAGACGCGTACTCGCCCGACGAGTACAAGCGAACGAAGATTTGCGTATATGCGATGCTGTATGGTGGTGGTGTTCGCACCATTGCCAATCAGACAGGGTTGCCAGAGGAGCAGGTTAAGGCTATCAAAAGCGCATGGTATTCACTGTACCCTGGTGCCAAGCTGCACTCGGATCAGTTGATGGCAGACGCTAACATGAAGGGGTACATTACCGGTATCTCTGGTAGACTGCTGGTGCTTGACCCTGGGCATGGCTATGCTGCATCGAATGCTGAATTTCAGAATGGTGGTAGGGAACTTATCTCGAAAGCCATCCGTGAGATTCCGCAGGAATGGAAGCATACAGTTCGTCTTCAGGTTCACGATGAACTAGTGTTCGTGGTTCCGATTGAGGAGCTGGAAGCCTTTACGGCTATGATTACTGGGGTTATGGAGACTACGATTAATGGTATCCACTTCCCTGTTGAAGTAGAAGTTTGTGGGCAGTCATGGGCTGGTCACTACAGTTAGGAGATAGCATGACGGTTATTGAGACAGGCGGATACGTTGGAAGGTCCAATATGAGTGTCAGCGTTGATGAGCCGGATGAGGATGACGAAATCAGGCTTGGCATCAATGACTATGGTTCCTCTGCTGGGGTGTACCTGTCCCGAGACGAGGCTCGCCGGATTGCCTATGAGCTGCTTCGCGTGGCTGGTAGCGAATCCACTACTGACCTGGTGCCTCGTGACCTGATTGAACAGGTTGCGCGGGAGACTGCCGAAGTGGTTGCCAAGGAAACGGTGACTGCGGAAGTTGCGAACATCGCTCGTGACCATGCTGGACGTGAGGTCCGTCGTAAGTTCCGTGCGGTTATCAACGAATAGGAGGTACCATGTACATTACTCATAACAGTGAATCCGCTGGTGCTGAGGCTCAGCTCTACATCGCGGAGTCATTTGACTCTGATGGTGAGGTGACTATTCAGGTTCGTAATGATGAAACTGCGAGCGGTTACTTTTCTCGCAGCGCCATTACCCAGTTGCGTGACCACCTGAATTACCTTCTTGGCGACACTCGTCAGACTGCCTACGAGCCTCGCGTGATTACCGAATCGCTTATTCGCGAGTTCGCGCGGGACGAGGCTAAGAATGTGGTTCGTGAGTACCACAACCGAGTTGCTAACCTTGATGTCTAGGAGATATGATGACGAATACTATTCACACCGCCGGTTACGCACGTCGTACTACCATATGGACTATTGGTGACAGCTTGGATGACGATAACGAGCTGTTCGTTGCTATGACGCGCACCTACAGTAGCGGCAGCAGCGAAGAGGTTACCACGTTCATGACTCGTGACGAGGCTATTACGCTGGCTCACGCTATCTTGGAAGCTGTTGACGCGACTGAGGACAACGTTACCCTTAGCCGCGGTGACGTTCGCGCTATCGCTGCTGAGGTGGTAGACGAAAAGCTACGAGCCGCTATCGGTGGCTGATGCTTGCGTAGACTGTGGCTCAACCACGCGCAAGCTCTCTAGACCGGGCCCTCGATGTGCAACCTGCAAGCGTGCAAAGAGGGCTCGTGATAGGGATAAGGCAAGGGACGCAAGGTATCAGAAGGTATACGGTATCACGCTAGCCATCTACAATCGACTATTTCGGTTCCAAGGTGAGCGCTGTGCGGGATGCCTAAGAGCCACAGGAAAAACAAAGAACCTTGCCGTTGACCACGATCACGCGCTAGGATCAGGTGAGCACACTGTAAGAGGGCTACTCTGTGGCCCATGTAACAGTGTGCTCGCACATGCTCGTGATGATCCTGAGTACTTTCAACGGATGATAGATTACCTATCCGACCCGCCATATCACAGAATGAAGAGAGAATATGATGACTCCTAATGAAGTTTATGGGGAGTACGCAACCTTGGTTATGGACACTGGTGACTGCTGGCACTGGCTAGGAGACGTCAAGTTCATCGGTGGTAAGAATGTTCCGGCTGTCCGTGGCGCTAACCGCCATTACCGTAACGCGCTCCGCGATGGACTTGTGAAGGCTGAAGTCATCAGCGGAGTTCAGGGCACTAGCTACTACCGTGCTTGCGATAACTCGCTTTGCGTGAACCCGGACCATTACACGGGTTACGGTACCGACGTTCAGCGCATGATCACTATTCGTGACATGTCTGAGCCTTGCGGTACATGCCTGATCTGGGATCGCTCAGAGAGCGCGGAAGGGTTGCCTATGCTCCAGACGCACATTGACGGCGTTCGTACATACATCTCGATTCAGCGTTTTGTGTACGAAATGGAACACGGTGTCAAACTTCCGTCAGACGTTGCCGTGCATACCACGTGCCGCAATCGTAAGTGTGTGAGCTTCCGTCACGTTGCTATCAAGACTCCCACCGTTCGCCCGTACACCACTACAGCGGGTAACGGTAAGCAAGCGCGTGAGGCTGAGGCCCGGAGAGCACATGCTAGAATGTTCATAGAAGAGCAGAACAAGAAGATGATTGAGGAGTATAGATGAGCAGTGACTTTAACGCGCGTCTCGCGCTTTCACTGGACTCCGCTCGTGAGGGTGGAAAGATCAATGCGCGACTGCTTGACACTGGCGCTATCCGCGATATCGAGGAACTGGCTGTTCACCTGTCGCGCGCGATCATGAATGCAACGCGCTCTGATCTTGAATCGTTGGCGCTTGCCTACATGCTCAGTGAAACGCTGAACGCTCAGGCTGATGCAATCCTAAGCGAGGCGGGTAACCTTGGCAGTTAATTTCAAACCAGCGCAGAATGCGTCTCCTGAAGCGTCGAGTTCCAGTTACTACATTATCCCACCTGAAGGTGGTGAACCTATTCGCTATCGCCGTGTCTCTAAGTTCATTAGTGTGCTCGGAGATAACGAGAATCTAGTACGCCGGGATATGCGGTACGCTGCGGTTGGTGCTGTGAAGTATTACAGCACTGCCATTAACGAGCTTGATATCGAGTCAGATAAGCAAGAGCTTGACAAGGTTATCGAGCGCGCAGCCCGCAAAGCTGGTAAGTGGGACGCTGCGGATTACGGTACCGCTGTCCATGCCTGGACTGAGGATACTGACAACGGTGTGCCATTCGCACGAGGATCGCACGGGCGTGCAGTATCCGCACTGAAGTGGGGACCTGAGCGCATGTTCAATGAGAACTACGAGGACATCTATAACGATGTTGCCGCGTATATTCTTCTTGCTGAAGCTCATGGACTTAAGTTCGAGCGTGCCGAAGCTACGATTGTGCTTGATGAATATCATGTGGCGGGCACGCTTGACCGGCTTGGTTACGTAGCTGAGTGGTCTCCCGCGTACTGCTGCGATAAGAAGCACGTACTTGATGTGAAGACTGGTAGCGTAGACTTCGGACGCATGGAGAAAACCATGCAGTTCGCGGCTTATGCTAAGTCTAAACTGTATAACCACAACACAGGCGAACGCACGGAACACGGTGCTTGCCTCAAAACTGCATACATCATCCACCTTCCGGCCCGTAAGGCACGTCCGTCGCTCATCCCAGTTCCTTTGGAACGCGGATTGATCCGGCTGGATATGGCTCACGAAATCTGGGAGGAACGGAAGCGCAAGCACATGTGGAAAGTTTACAACACTGATGCTTGGATTACATCACAAATTGCATCCATGACAACTGAAGATGAACTAACTGAATTCTATTACCGCACTTCCTCCCTTTGGACTGAGGACCACGCGGAGCAAGCAACCAACAAAGCAAAGGAATTTTAAATGGATTTTGGTAAGCCTGTAGTTCGTAACAACTGGGCTAGCTTCTCTAACCTGATGGATACGCTAGTAGTTATCGTTCCGCACTTCACTCAGAAGTCAGACCGTGCGAAGCAGAACAGTCGAGGCGAGTCCTATTACCCGGACGAGACCATTGCTAGTGTCATTCCGATTGAGGATGTCTCTGGTATCAACCGGTTCAATAACAAGCCTTTCGAGTACAAGGCTGGTGTTGCGTACTGGACCACCATCTCAGTCAAGGCCCGTACTCAGCTTGGGGACCCTGGTCAGCCTATCCTTGGGCGCATTGCTCGCGGACAGGCTAAGAACGGCGCTGGTGCTCCTACGGTACTGGCTGACCCTACGCCTGAAGACGAGGCGCTTGCGACTCGCGTACTCGCGGACTTCGATCCTGAGACGCTGGTTGCTCCGCCTGCCCGTACTGCTCCTGTTGAGCAGCCTGCCTATGAGAACGTGACTCCTGAGCGTACTCAGGGGTTCGCTACTGGTGGCTACGTTGGTCAGGCTCCTAACGGACCTGCCGCACCGCCGTGGCGCCAGGGCTAGTGACGCTAGTCACTTAGGGGTTGACAGCCTCTCGGGTATCTGCTGTACTTAGTGGGTACCCGAGAGGAAGGCAAGGCAGTGAACGTTTCCGAGATGACTCGTGACCAGCTCCGCAAGCTGGCTGCTGAGCGCAACGTGCAGGGTCGAGGCCGGATGACTAAGGCTCAGCTCATCGCTGCGCTTACGGAGCAGCCGAAGCAGGAAGCTCCTGAGCTGTCCAAGCTCGCGGCTCTCGGAATCACGGAAACCACGCACAACGTGGTTAAGGTGATCCGGATCATCCGTGAATGGGCTGCTCAGGGTGTGGACGTACTTACGTGGGATGAAGTGCTTAACTTCATTCTCGTCCGAAACCAGGCTTAGGAGTTACCATGAGTCGGATGTCAGAGCTTGACATTCTCGTCAACGAATACCTTGATGCTGTTGAGCAGCGCAAGGCGGAAGACAAGATCATCGCGGCGTATGCCTCTCTGGTCATGGCCTGCGGAGGCAGTGACAAGATGGCTAAGGACATCGTTGCCGAATATGAGGAGAACTACCGTGGCTGAACTGGAATGGTCATGGCTGGACAAGGGCGCGCCTCGCATCGTAGACGTAGCAGGCTATAGTGACTGGCTAGGCTGGGAACCGTGCGACTCTAGAAGTCCCGGCTACGGCGAGTACAGCACGTCTGTAATCTGCACGCGCATGGCCGGACACTCCGGACGCCATGCCGCTGGTACTGGTGCGGAAATCATCGCTGTCTGGCTGTGAGCTAGATCATGTTGGCGCAACCAAGAGAGTGTGCCTATAATGGTTGCACACCAAACGGAAGGTAAGACCATGAGTGACCTTGACATTCTGGCTGACGAGTACTTCGCGGCACAGTCAGACGGTGACTATGAAGCTGCTGACGCGCGGTATGATGACATGGTGCGCCTGTACGGCGGCGACACAGAATACGTCAACGAAGTTATCCGAGAGCTTAGCGAAGCATACGGAATCTAACTCAATAGCCCTTCGGGGCACATGCCTGTCTGGCGGAATGGCAGACGCGCCAGCCTCAAAAGCTGGTTCTCCTCGGAGAGTATGGGTTCAAGTCCCATGGCAGGTACTCATCGATAGCAAAGGATAGAACGATGGCTTTCAAGACGCGCAAAGAAGACGAGCGGTTTGACCACAGCAGGTGCGCTCAGTGCGGACAGGTGTTCGCTGGAGTGTATTCGTTCGACAAGCATCGCCAAGCGCACCTCGTTACCTTCATCCGAGAGATGAACCAGCAGGAAGCTAGTGAGTACCTGGCGCACTACGCGGGCCAGTACTTCACTGAGATGGGTGGCCTGCTGGTGGCTAACACTAAGGTGGATGCCTACCAGGCCATGCGCGACAAGGCCGCTACTGCAAGGGCCGGAAGGAAGTAAGAAAGGATAACCTAATTGCATGAAGAGATTCTAGAATACGCAATTAGGTACGCTCATCAGGGCTTGCAGGTATTTCCTGTGGGCCCTGATAAGGTGCCCATGGTGGCTCGCGGATTCAAGGCAGGTTCGTCTAACCCTGCTGAGGTGTCTGCTATGTTCTATGGGCGCAACGTGCCTATGATTGGTTTTGTCCATAATAAGTTTATGATCCTGGATTTTGATGGTGAGCTAGGTTGGCAGACGTACCATGAATACGGTTACCGTTTCCCGACTCCGCTAGCTAGTGTCCGCACTCGTTCAGGTGGGTTGCACCTGTATTACCCTAACCCTGAAGGCAAACTGAAGCGGCGTATTAAGTACCTGCCGAACATGGATGTCCTAGCGGGTAATGGTGGTTACGCTATCGCGCCACCTAGTGTGGGTTACGAGTTCATTACCGGGAGCATGGAAGACACATTGAGGAGACTAGATGGCTGAGAACTGGTTGGACGCATTGGGGACTCCAAACAGCGAACCTAGCGAAGTATCACGCTTTAAGACTCGTCTTGCTGCTGCATCCGAGATGACAGAAGGCGAAGGCCGTAACACCGAGCTGAACAAGACTGCGTATGCAGGCGGACAGCTCGTGACTGCTGGCCTAGCTGAAGAGCGCTGGGTGTTGGAAGAGATTGAGCGCGCTTGGACTGCCAACGGCTACATCGATAAGGATGGAGAGGAGACGTTCCACAAGACACTACAGTCTGGGTACTCTAACGGGCGTGAGAGCAAGCCACAGCGCGATAACCCTATCTTCGGTATGGCTCTGACTAGCTCTGAGCTTCATGACCTTCCTAGCGCTAAGTGGCTCCTTGATGGTGTGCTGCTGGACAACAGCTTTAACGTCATCTTCGGAGAGCCAGGCTCTTGCAAGTCGTTCCTGACTATCGACATCGCCGCACACATCGCCAACCGCAAGCGCTGGAACGGTCATGATATCCCTCAGAACGGCAAGGTTGTGTACGTGCTAGGCGAAGGTACCTCTGGCCTTCCTGATCGCGTAGCGGCTTGGGAAGACCACCACAACACGCACATGGAGGATGTCAGCTTCATTCCCACAGCCATCCATGCAGGCTCACGCCTGTGGGATAGGTTGGTAGAGTACGTTTCCGAGACTAAGCCTAAGCTCATCGTGATTGATACGCTGGCGCGTATGTCCGGAAACATGGAGTCTGAGAACGATGCTACCTCTATGGGTAAGTTCATCCGATCATGCGACGATATCCGTATGGCTTCAGGTGGTTCAGTGCTAGTTGTACACCACTCGAACCGTATGGGAGGTATGCGAGGCTCGATTGCTCTTGATGGTGCGTGTGATACAATTATCCGGATGGATCGGGATTATTCCGAAACAGTCACCGCTAGTATCACTAAGCTCAAGGAAGGCGAGACAGGGGAACTGGGCAGGTTCCGCCTGAAGTCTTCCGGCCGTTCCGCTGTCCTTACATCAGGTGGCGTACCGTGGCAAGTGCCTAGCTCCGATCAGGCTACGGAAGGTAGCTTGTATGATTAGCGCAGGAGACTACATGCACGTAATCAACTCACAGCCGGAGCGACCTCCGGCTATCATCTGTGATATCGATGGGACCATTGCTGACAATAAATGGCGTGATCCTTACGATATGTCGCTAGTACTTAATGATGGGTTCTTTTGGCCTATCATTGATCTAGCGAGTATGCTGCAAGGCAACCTAGGTGCCAAGCTTCTTATTACTTCTGCGCGCCCGGCTACGACTCAAACCGTTGCCGACACACAGGAGTGGCTAGGGCATACTGGTTTGCGCTGGGACGCTCTGTACATGCGTAACGAGAATGACGAACGTCCTGACGCTGAGGTTAAGTCTGACATCTATGACGTTGCCATTGCTCCGAACTACTATGTTCAGTACGTCCTAGACGACCGTAACTCCGTAGTCGAGATGTGGCGTAGCAAGGGACTAACTGTACTTCAGACAGCAGACGGGAATTTTTAATGACACGTGGTGTATGTTCGAGATGCGGCATGACCGCCGATGATAGGGATATGTATGGTAGCATTTGTTGGTCTTGCGCCTACGGCAAAACTCGAACCTGGTTTTTGCGACTGTTGTCGTAATTACTACCCGAGTAACCGGCTACATGTTGTGTGGCCCGATGATGACGATAATCCGATGTATGTATGCGATGAATGCGTAACGTGTCCACAGCCTATGTGGCGCGAATTCTGTACCTGTGAAGGTCGATTTATGTGGAGTGTGTTTCGATGAGTAAGACACTTATTACCGTATCCTTCGCATTGATCGCTACGAGTGCCGTTCTGTGGGGCGTTGGCCTCTGGGCACCTGCTGACGCTTTGATGCCGCTAGCGGTAATCATTGCCACTAACAGCGCGATTGCGCTAGCTCGCTCACTTCAGAAATGACGTTAGATATAGACAGCCTAAAGCCTCCCCATGGTCACTGAGACTAGGGGAGGCTTTTTGCGTTGTTCTGAGGATACAAGAAACCCCCTACGCCAGCAGGGGTTACCAGCGTAGGGGGTTGGGGTTATCGAGTTAAGCTGTCGCTAGGGTCAGGAGTAAAGCCCTTGCGAGCTTCCTTCCCAGCCTGCTTCAGGAACGTAACTAGTGCAGCACCAGCAGTTACCCAAAGTGCGTGTGTGTAGTCAAGCTGTGGCAGCAGCTCAACCGCGGTGACAAGCGGTACTGCCACCTCAACAATAGTCCATACAATACGGTTGAAAGTATCCTTCCAGAATGCTTTACCCCACATAGTATCTCCTTAGCTCACAGTTCCGTCATTTAGGTTGACAGTGATAGTTCCGGACACGGTAGCGTCCACACCATCACGGCCTGGACGTCCAGCCGGACCAGGGTCACCTTTGTCTCCCTTATCGCCCTTAAGGCCCATAGCCTTCTGACGCTTGTTAGTTACGCGCTCATCAAGCTCAATACCAACCCATGTGGTAACTGCCTTACCGTCGTAGTCAGTCTTATCTGAGATGTCAGTATAGAACTTCTTGAGTGCCCCTGCGGTCTGGTTACCGTAGTCCCCATCACGTGTAATGCTATATCCAAGATAGATAAGCTGGCGCTGTCTGTGCTCAACGGCTGCGCCCTTTTCTCCATAAGCAGGCCACATGTTATCCCTTTCCGTTGGCGGTACGTATCCGCCACCTGTGTTGCCAATTCCCCATGATGCAAGGCTGTCGTACGTGCCAGGTGCCGAGCGTCCATCTGATCCCACACCAACCGATACGTGTACGTGCTTAGTGTGAGGGTCACTTCCGGTGTAGTCCCGCCAACCCTGAGATGACTTAGCCTTAGACCAAATCTTTTTGTTGTAGATGACATACTTAACCTGTGGATGTCCGCTGTTCTTAACTGCGTTCGCGAATGTATTAAGACTCAGGCCAGCGTTACCGAGCACGTCAATGGCGCATACAACACCTGCTGAGTTAGGGTTGTGGTCACTATAGCCGGACTGGTGGTCCTCGTCTCCGATAGTCCACACGGTTGTTCCTGGCTTGTATCGTAGAATCTCCGAGCGGAGAGTTTCAAGCGACTTCGCTAGTCTCCATGGTGTAGCCATATTTCATCCTCACCACTGCGGACGAGCAGGCGTGAATGCCTTTTCGCGTGCAGTGTAATATTTCCTGATGGCTTCTCGTGTCCATGATGGACGAGATTTAGCGCGCTCTAGGCACGCAGCCATCCCAGGATCACAATGCATAACTTCAGTATGCGGAATAGACGTTTCCGCTGTTGGTGACGCGGATACAATGAACGCCTTGTGACCCAATCTGATAACCTCATTAGTTGCTACATCTCGCAATGCAGCTGCAAGCGCCTTGACATGTCCAGGATGATTATGCGAGTCGTGTGATCCCAAAGCTTGGGCAATAAGATCAGCATCAATGATGATGTCTTCAGGGCCAGCTAGTGACTTCGCAAGTTGTGTCTTTCCCGAACAAGGGGCACCTGTGATCAGTGTAATATCCATAACCCCTCATAGAAGTGTGCTGATAAAGTCCCAACCGATTGTTCCGGCGGCTACCAATGACAGAGGAATACCAGCCCAATATACGATTTTCTCTAGTCGTGAAACTCGTGTGTCTAGCTTGGATTCAACGTCTTTCAACTCGGTAGCAAGATTCGCGACATCCTTATCACGGTCATCCGAGCGATCCAATAGGACACTAATATGGGTTGCCATAGCGGACAAGTTAGCTCTGTTGTCCTCACCTTGGCGATAAATATCTGTAATTGTTACGCGGTGCGCGGGTTCTTCGGTCATGATAACCTCATTTCATTTACAGGGGCCACGCTAGTAGTTGTCTATTAGCGAATTCCCCCGTAATACCACCACCTGATACCCAGTAGTTAAGTGTAATTGTGTCAGTTCCAGGATTACCATAGTGGATAACGTGACCACAGAATCTATTCATTGCGGCATCTGTAGCAGCCACACGAACCGACGCACCAACCTGAGCCGGTGCTGTGTTCGTTCCTGAGATAGCCGGACCGAACGTAACGTAAGTAGTGTCGGTTCCTGTACCGGCTGTAATTCTGGTACGTGCGCCAAATAGTAGAAGCACGCCACCACTATGGGTAACAGTAGTGCTTGGGCCACCAGAAAGCGCAACAGGTGTTGTGGATGTGGTGGTGACTGCGGTAGCCGCGGTAACCTCACCCGGCGAGTTCATAACTACTCCGTTTGGTCCGGTAGTAGTCAGTAGCCGACCAGCTGATGTAGCCTTAGCGACCTCAGTCTCTAGCAAGTTGTCTCGGATTTGCTGATTCAGAATAGACGCAGTAAGTACATCCTCCGGAATCCAAGTACGCGGAACAGTCCAGGCCATGTTATCTCCTTACAGCGGGAATACGATAAGTTCACAGTTAGAGAAGTTAGCTTGGCCCGCTCCTGTACGGAACATCATGCGTACCTGGTCTGTAGTGCTTGCCCCTAGTCCTGTGAAATGATGGAATCCCATTCCACGGATAAACGCGTTATCGCCACCAACTGTGCGCGTGGCCCATGAGTCAGCCGCAGAAGTCTTACCAGTAACCTCACATGATACACACGCGGTGTTGGTTGTAGACGGACTTGAAAACACGTACATTCTAGCGGTCCACAACGCAATAAGTGAACCAGAATGTGCTACATCCTGAATAGCAATTCCACCAGGGACAGCGGCTGTGTACGAAGTAGACGTAGTACCAAAGCGCTCATAATACGAAGTATTCAATACTTCTCGTTCAGCAATAGAGTTAACTCCAGTAGACACGAAATATCCAGCCACGTTCATAGCCTTAGCTGGAGCTGTTTCATTCATGTTGTCTCTAAGCATTTGGTTAAGCTGGCTTGCTGGTAGCATTCCGTTAACAAACGTGATTGGTGCGTTCCACGCCATATAAACCCCTTAGAACGGATAGATAGACAGTCGTCTGTTACTATACGTAGCAGTTGAACTAGTGTTGATACTTCCGTATCCCATGTCTACTCGCAATAGGCCCGGCTCACCTGTGTACAGCATGACGCCACCTAGACGCGCGCCAGAACGTCTAGCCGATGCAGCAGCCTTTGTAGTTACAGATACATTTGTGTTTACGGAGCTAGAGGGGTTAGCTGCTTCGCGAGTGTCACCATCAAACACAGGACCGAACAACGCTGCGCCACCAGTAGTAGAGGTTACGTTAGCGTCATAGAATACGAGACACTTACCTCCATGCTCTACTGTAAGTGTAGGCCCGTATAGTACGTCATCCTCATCCTGAATAACGGCGTATTCCTTATTTGTTACTGTAATAGTGGAATTGAGCACGGTGCGTGCCCACTGACGTTCCCCAATTTGGTTAACACCAAAGGTTGTCAGCAGACGCGCACCCGTTGTAGCCTTGCCCGGACCTGTCTCTAGCATGTTGTCTCGCAGGAATACGTTAAGCTGAGCCGCTGTTAGCGGGTCACCATCAACGAATGTAATAGGGACTGTCCAGACCATAGGGACTCCTTAAGACGAATGCTCAATAACATCTGTACACCAACCGTGATACTGACGTGTCAGTGTTGTGGTGGTGTTCTCTTGGTTTTCGATTCCGACTCTTAGATAGTCTAGTGCGTCTTCAACTAGGTCTTTAATCTGCTCAGTATCTTCAATGCCGATACCAGTCATAATCGACACCTTAACAGCAGCATTTACATTACTTGCTGATAGTCGGTATTCAAGTTCATATGGTGCGTAGCCATCTGTTGGAATTGCCATTAGTTCTCCTTATGGTCTATAAATAGCTTCCCATGTTACTTCAATTCCTGACCATGACACAGTTGCCGTAGTAGGCGCGAATACGAGCAATGTAAACCCTGTTGTAGTTGTGCTGATTGCTCTGCTACCCCAGCGTGCCGCGTCACCAGCGCCCGTATGAATATTAGTCATTACCGTAGGAATGCCGGGGAATGTGTAACCAAAGCTAACAGATGAAGTATTCGAGTTAGCATTAGAAAACGACACAGAAGTCGCTCCGCGTCTAGTCCAGTTAGTCAGGTTCGTGATATTCGTATTACCAGTACTAATGTTACTAGCGTTAGTATCTGTCTGTGTCTTCAGATAATTCAAGTTGTCTCTAACATGCGTGTTGAATTGCGCAGCGGTAAAGACATCACCTGGAATAGCTGTCATAGGAGCTGTCCAAACCATTAAACCACCTCTTCGGCCTCATGCCATTCACGTTCCTGAACAAGGTCTGTCACTGACTGATCCATAGGGATTGATGCCTTGATAGCCACAGGGTGACCTTCCGGGTACCAGTTACGGTTAGCTCGATTTGGTCGCTTGTTCAGCTCGGTAATAATGTCAGAGAGGTTGCTAGGAATGGACAGAGGGAACGCAGTACCACAGCCCGCGTCCCCTTCACACTCCAAAGAGGTTGCGCCCATTGGAACCATGAATGCGTTTCCGCAGCCGCTTGGACAATCAACGATTACACGCCCAAAGTTCACATACACTAGACCATTACTCATTGCAACCCCTTAGTAAGTTAGTACGTCAGGCCCACCAATTTCGGATGAACCTAGAATAAACACGGTATCCGGAGTCATAGATGCTGCTCCGAATGTTCCCTCATCAAATCCTACATCAGGATCATCGAACACAAAGGCACCTTCTGCGCCCATAAATTCCCCGTCAACCTGCTCTAGCTCTAGAGTAACAACATGCTCCTCGCCAAGCTGTCCGGCCTCATGTTCAATACTTTCGATAGTGAACGTGTTGTTCAGGAACCACTGACCAACCTGGATAGACACGGGGGCGCTCAAGTCGAGGCTGAGTAGCGCGGCTGTGTATTCAGGGGACAGGTTCTTAATCACGGCTGTGACAGTTGGACGTGTAAATGCACGCTTGTTCAGGATCAGGTTAGCCACTGCAATAGCGTCTGGCTCTGTGGCTGCGTGCATGTCCAGGTTGATACCGCGAACAGAGCCGTACTCAGAGATAGACAATTCGTGCTCTACTGTTGACGTATTCTCGATATTGCGAATAGCGCGGGCGCGCATACTCATATCTGACACTGTAGTGGTTGAGAATACGTCTGTACCGTCAACTAGCGTAATGCTCACAGCGGTACCACTTGTGTTATTGACAGTAATACTGTCAACGTCACCAGACAACTTAACATAGTCATAGTCTTCGGGGAAGATACCTGAGCTAACGTCAGTCTCATCTGGACCTGAATTGTCGATTCTCTGAAGCGTTCCTTCAATAGGTACCTGTGCGTCGTAGAATCCATTATCCACAATTCCAGTGAATGTATATGGTTCATCCGTTGCTAGGTTTCCCCAAGTAACGTTACCGGGCTGATCCCACACTGTGCTGTAGTCAGCATCGATTGTGCGGTTATCCACGGTGTAGTCAACACGGTTGATAATGTCTGTCCAGCCGTAGTTAAGAGAAGATGACTCGTGAATCTTCATAGCGCCTGGCGTCTCGCAGCCTGCCAACGTAATAACCGGTGTGGTTGGGTAGCTGGTGCGCTGTCTATGCAAGCGATCCATAAAGATGATCTGACCATAGGCACCAACCGTGTACATGGCTGGTGGCCCCTCTGCTTCGATCAGTTCACGGATACCAGTCAGTGCAGTACCAGTAAACGAGTACCAGCGCATTGTAGTTGCACCAGAATCGGTCCATGGATCGAACAGCGTTAGTGTTGTCCATCCAAGATCGCGATCAATGACAGGATAAACCTGTGCAGCCTCAATGATAGCTTGCATAGCTGCACCAGTTCGGATAGACGCATATACGTCAGTAGAAATCTCCACAGAGGCTAGACGACTAAGAATATCCTGGCATGGAATGTAGACAGACTGAGCGTTCAGGCTTGCGTCTAGGATATGATCCTGTGTGAATCCTGTGTATAGAATGTACGTGGTTCCCTGGAAATCCGCAGTAATAAGAACCTGGCGATTCATAGACAGGTTTAGACCAATGACAGAATCAGGGTTACCACGTGTGTACTTTCCGTCTGCATTCTTCAGCTCTAGTCCTAGCTCGCCTGATCGAATTGTGTCCAAGTCGCGAGCTGAGTCACGTCCGTATTCGATTGTGGGGATAGTACGGGTAGCGGCAACATCGCATGTCACATCATCGTAAGGCGAACGCCCCTCAAACCAGCCAACGTATGAAACGTTGTTGTTGCCACGAACGTGGATTCGCCAGTCACCACCAATGGCAGGATCATAAGGAATCTCTAGCTCTACCCACTCGCCTACAACAGACGAGCTAACGTCGTCATAGTAGTTGTCGTTAGGGTCCCATACTTCAATGAACATATTACCTGCACCAGACTCTTTGTACAGCCAAATAGTGTATGTAATATCAACACCAGGAATCACACGCATACTATGAGCAATTCCGTCTGCTCCAGTAATGCGCAGTGATTCACCATTACGGTATGTGATGTTAGTGTCCAAGGTTACGGTTGCGCCAGCATACACATACCAGTTAGCAAGACCAGCGTTAAGAGCGCCATGCCCAAACCAGTCGATAAATGTCTTATACTCTGGTGCTTTGTTGGACATGGCAACTCCTTACCGCTTAGGGATAATACGCGGGATACGTCCCGAGTTCTGTGCATCCTTAATCGCTTCAATGACCATATCCTGTGCCTGTCTCTTGGAAGCCACAGGACCATTAAAGATGAAATTAACAGGAGGTAGCGCAGGGCTGATTCCTGAGATGTTACGAGCACGCACAGAAGCGAGGCTTACTCTGCCGCCGTCAGCACGCGTAGGAGCCTGCATGTTATTGATAGCGTTCATAAAGCCTACTCCGTAGTGGTCCACAGCAGCAGCCTTAATCATGTACTCACCATCAGATGCGGCAACCGGTACGCTGTCAGACGTGCTAGTACCAGGCCCACGGATGAGACCACCAGTAGCATACGGAACAGCAATACCGCCTCTAGGCATGTATCCTTCATAATCGAACGAAATAGTAACAAATCTGTCAATATTGTTGATAAGGTTATTCAAGTTGTTGATACGGTTCCAAGCTTCCCAGTAACCGTCAACTCGAATAGTGGCAGGATAATCATCCGAGAATTCTAGACCCGCAGCGCGAGCGTCACGGAATCCAGACTCAATAGAACTGGTACTCATTCCTGAACTTGCAGCCACCTGAGCAAGAGCCTCAGCGTAACTGTAGCCCTGTAGCATAAGGTCATCAATCTGACCCTTAGCAGAGAATACCCAGTCCTCAATGTATGCTGACATTCCTTCAGTCTCGATACCAACAATGTCGGCAACCTGAGATACTGTTAGCCCGTAATCATCGGCAATAGTTTTCAGCGCGTCAGCAGTGCTGTAGCCCTTATCAGTCCATGACTGGTAATCGCTAATGATTCCGTTAACTGCTGCACCTGTGTCGTCTGTAATACGAGTCAGAGCGGCAATAGTTCCGTTCTCTAGATCGTAGTTAGACTGTAGCCAGTTGTTTGCAGCGTCTACGGCTGTTTCAGCAGTGCTGTTGATAGCGCCTTCAGTAATTCCGTACTGCTCCTGAAGTGCTGCAAGAATCTCTTCGCCACCTTCAAGTGTTTCAAGGTGAGCTGCAAGAGCTGGGTCAACCCCTTCAGTAATCGACTGAGCGCCTTCTGACGCAGCACCAGTCCAAGCAAGATAAGCTTCAGCAGCGTCTAGGGCTGCCGCTGCGATATCTTCCTGAGTGGATGATGAATCAGCAGATACCTCATTGAAGTTAGCAACCGCTTCATTCAAATCCTGCTGCGCCTTGATAGCAGCGAACGCCGGATCAGACTGCGCACGCATCTCAGCAGCGTAAGTCTGTAGCGCAGCCACAGTCCCGCCCACAGCCTCAGCTAGGTCATTCTGAGTCTGACGCTGTGTGTCTAGCGCACTCTGGTACGCCCCAAGCTCAGGCATCAACTGATTGATTTCGTCACGAGTCAAACCGTACTGGTTGTGAAGAATATCCATAACCTCAGCAGCAGTTGTCCCTGATGTAACCGCAGCCGCAAGAGCCTGATCTAGAGAATCAATCTGTCCCTCAATAACCGCAAGGTCTCCAGTAAGCGTGTCTCGCTCACCAATAGGCGTGTCCAGCCACTCCCAGAAATTGTTATCATCAATTTCAGCGATACGGTTAGTAGTGCGGTCAAGCTCATCAAGCAGGAATCGCATGTCGTTAGCCGCTGAAGTGGTTGCCTCCCCTGTACCTTCTAGCACAAGGCTCAGGTTAGATAGCGCGCGGCCTCCAGCCTCGTTTGCAGCATCGGCAACAGACTCAACCTGGCTGTTCAACGCATCGAATGCCACAACGGCTGTAGCCACAGCAGCTACGATAGTGGCAATGAGCAGAATAGGGTTAGTAGACAAGGCAAGCGTAATCGCTGCAACAGCGTCTCGCACCTTAAGTAGCCCAAGCGCAAGCGTTAGTGACAGCCCACTCGCGTTAGCAGACGCAATACCATAAATAGTTAGTCCACCAGCAGCAGCAATAGCAGCCGGTACAATAAATTCAAGGTTGTTCGCAACTAGCGAGATAAGCGGAGCGGCAGTTTCAAGTGCAACGTTCAACACGTTAGCCGTGGTAACCGCAAGATCAGTAACCACGGGCACAAGTGGTGCCGCTGAACGCCCGATATCTGTAAACGCTGTACGTAGCTCAGGCGAGGTAGCTGCGAGCACAGCAATACCTGTAGCTAGCGGTGAAACAGCGTCTACAAAATTACCAATAACCGGGATTCCGCCCGCAAGGTCAGCAGCAAACTTTACACCTAGCGCTGCTGATGTAGCTGACGCAAGTGGAGCTAGATGACCGAACGTCTCGATAAACTTTTCAAGGTTCTCAGTAGTAATATCGTCGCCAAGTGAACGAATATTCTGAGCAATCTTGCGGATAGTAGGTTCTAGGTCTTCAGACATATCCTGAACAATGGGCTTGATAGCCTTTTCAACTCTGTTCAGAACGTCGGCAACCGCGTTACCAATCTCAATGAAAGCGCCGCCACCGGCAGGATCAATAAGTGGCTCTGCAAGGATTTCACCAATACGTCTACGCACACCGCGTAGTCTGTCCATAACACCAGCGAATGTCTGACGAACGCTAGCAGACACACCACCAAATGCCTCATCAGCACCGGTAATGAATCCATCGTAGAAGTCTTCAACGGCTAGCGTACCCGCCGAAATCTGTGCTGTGATAGCAGCAGAAGTCTGGCCGAATGCAGCGCCCACCAGCTGTGCAGCAGCCACACCCTGTGTACCTAGAACGTTAAGGTCACCCTTGGTTACTTCAGCAGAGGATGACATACGCGCCATAACTTCGATGATACGCAAGATTTCCTCTTCAGTACCACCACCAGCTAGAGCCGTATTCTGGATAGCTGATAGAAGTGGAACAACCTTTTCAGCCTCTACACCAAACGCCAACATCTGCTGCTGAGCCTTAATCCAGAGGCTCATAGAGATAGGCGACTCTGAACCGAATGCACGTAGTTCAGCCATCTGCTCAGTCGCTTCCTGAGCGCTTCCTAGCACAATCTCCAACGCTGATCCAGCGCGCTGCTGAAGTTCGTTAGATGCTAGACCAGCTTCGATGGCTGATGCCGCATACGCGGCTACCGCGCCAGCAGCTACCGCCATGGCTGCACCAGCAGTCTTAGCGGTAGCGCTAGCAACATCCGACACTCTCTGAAGCGCAGAAGCAGCCTGATCGGTACCTCTAGAGTTGTAAGTCGAGTAGATAGAAAAGCCTAGTGATGTATCTACCATGGTTATCTACCTACTCTCTGTGATACGAGCTGACAAATCTTTCAACGTCGCGAGCCTGCTTCTCTTCGGGAGACTCCTTAGTCTCCTGTGGTGGCTCATAGAATGGCCTATCAACAGAGCGGAACTCAGGCACAGACTTAACTCCGTTACCGGAGGCTGTCATTCTTACTAGTACCTGTAGATATTCCTGGATTTGCATAAGCATTTCCAAGATATAACGTTCACTCAATGGCCCTTCGAATCTCTCAAACTCTTTCCACTCCTCTAGCTCTCTAGCCGTTGTTGTGGCTAGCAACTCTGGAACGGTGCGACCCAATTTGAGGGCTAGTCGGTGGTAGAATCCTCTGTCGCTTCCGAGAAATTTTCTTTCATTTCCTCACGAGCTTCAGGAGTCATGCCGTTAAGCTCAGCGGCTTCCTGGAATAGGCGGCCTAGAACCTTACCTGACTTCTTACCTAGCTTGCGCTCGATAGCGTCGTCAGAGAACAGGCGCTTACCAGACTCGTTAACGAGACACAGCCCGACAAGTCTTGCGCGTACGCCAGATAGGTCACCAGCGTTGTTGCGTGAGAACGTGCTAAACGCGTCAGCGTCGTCTCCAGTCATTTCCATGAGACGAACCTTACCGCCCCATTCAGGAACTTCAACGTCAACATACGCACGGTCTTCAGAACCTAGGATTTCTTCTACACTTGCAAATTCACTCATAATAACCCCTTATTTAGCTGACTGCGCCAAGTCCTTTGCAGTCATATTCAGTACTCTTACAATTTGCTGTCTAATAAACGGCTGCGCCTGTTCGGCTGGTCCCATAAACCATGACGGACCACTCATAGAATGGTGGTACCAATTGTGCTTATCTCCGAATAGAGGGGCGCGCCAACCACTGAACTGAGTATCTAGACCTCTCGGAGCAAATCCGAGACGGTTGTCAGGCACAGTAGTAACAATTCTCAGCCTTGCTTGTGGACCTACACCGCCTCGCAAACGGACACCAGCTGATACCTTACGGCGCAATCCGGTAGTTCCTGATACATGCGAAACGGGCAGGCCCGCAAGCGTAGCCTTCTGCTTCTGCATTACGCGGGTTGCCTGGCGTCGGATGAGGTTGCTTAGCTTGGCAGGCAGCGTCTTATCTGTGGCGCGCAAACGTGACACCACTCGATTGATGTTGCCCTGTGTAAGCTGAACGTTTACTCCAACAACCATGGCTACTCCTTACGATGCAGGGTCAATGTCCATTGCCATATGTCCGATAACAGGGAAGGTAACGCTAGACTCAGCTAGCGCGCCAACCTCACCAGCAAGCGGAGTGTATTCCATTAGGCGGACAGTTCCAGTAAACTCTGGGTTAGTAGCACTAACTGGTAGTGCCTTAACGGGACGGACAGTTACAACGAAAGTTTCGCCAGTGTCCCATAGAGGGAACAGAGTGTCATTAACCTCACCAACAGCGAATGATGAATGGAAGTTAATAGTAAATGACGACTGCTCTAGACCCTGCTGAATATCCTGGCCGCAAAAGTCGTTAGCTTCAACTTCAGCCTTAGACAGGTTTACTTCAACACTGTCCGCAAAGCAGGATAGGTCAACGGCATCAACTTCAATATATGCGTCCGTTAGAACAACCTTTGGCATATGCCTTTTCCTTTCTGAATTAACAAGTCATAATCTCAACACGTACAAGAGCGCCAATGTGTTCCACATTAGCCGAACTCCACTCGCCTCCATAATTGTCAGCACGAAGGCAAGTAACAGAACCAATATTCCCGCCAAGTGAAGGATTACCATGAAGAATCCAAGGAATAGACTTTTCCACTTCAGGGTCAACCAATTCGTCTAGCGTAATCTGGTTAGACGTTAGCTCAGTCTTAGGAGCCAAACAGATAAGATCGTAATAGTAACGAGCCGAACCACGGCCGAATGCGCCGTTAAACGTAATCGATGGTTCGTTAGCCACGTTGATAACTACGGCCGGTACAATCGTTACACTCTCTACATACTCGTATACAGTAAGCGTGTCTGACCATACATTTTGAATGGCTGCCTTCATAGCTGAGCGATGAAACGCCATTGTCATAGAATCACGTCCCGTCTGGTATAGAATTCCAGTTTCTTTAGAATCGGAGTACGCTCGCGCATAATCACAACTCCAATTTGATCAGAACCCTTGTACCCTAGTGGGGTGTCCTTAGACATGAAGGTTTCGGCTGCTAGCATCTTCGTAGCCTCGCGCACAACGGGTGGAACATTTTCCCAGCCCCAACGCGCGGTAACTTCAACCTCGCAGCCATCCCAGAAAGCCCAATGCTCTAGACGTGTAATAGGATGACCAGGCGCGCCATCAACAATTCCGTTGCGCGGTAGCTCCTTGAATCCAGTATATCCGTCGAGTTCAATTGTTCCTGAGATTGCGTCATCAATAGTTAGAAGGCCGTAGCCGTCTACATCGAATGTTCGCGTAGATGCTTCAACTTCGTTACCGAAATAACGTCTGGTTCTCTTATCTACCTCACGAGACGCACTCTCGATAGCCTCGTTTAGCAATTCATCGAATTGTGTAACAGTGGGCTGAATGCCAAGATAAGTGCGCATAGTGGCGGCATCCGTGTAGTTAATAAGTACCACAATTAGCCTCCCTGTTGAGTTATGGAATGGGAGTGAACCGTAATCCACTCCCAACCACTTATGACTTAGGAACCAGCGCCAGCTAGTGCGCGGAAAGCGTTAGGCACAATGTATCCGCCACCGTTCCACCAGTAAGCTACTAGCGCTTCCTGTCCGTTCGGACGGTTAACAACACCCGCACCTGATCCGGTAACAGTTACCACGTCAACGCGCTTCATAACCATTCCGATACGGTCAACGATCAGGTAGTTACGGAAGTCTCCGTAGATTAGGTAAGGGTTAGAACCATCAGGTCCGTCAAGAGTTGACAGCTCATGCATGTCCTTACCGTTAACCTGAGCTGGGTTAGCTCCCTGACGAGTGGTCCACAGGTCACCACCAACGTTTTCGTCAATTAGACGGATAGCGTTGAATGTGGTGTTGTTTCCAACCCAACGGGCGTTAGGACGGTAACGGTTAGGCAGATCATTGTCTAGCTCAAAGATTGCATCCCAAGAAGGAGCAGCTTCAGTAACCGCAGATGGCAGAAGTACAGCAAGCTGGTTAAGACCTTCAACACCAGTCATACCGTCACCGGTTCCGGTTACGAAAGTCTCTGCCTCTTCAACGTCCTTTGCTTCCATAAGAGCGCGGGTAAGCTGAGAATCCAGAGTGCTGTATGCTGCATCAATTTCGATTGAGCGAGGTAGGAAGGCAGACACACGGCCCGGACGGAACTCGCTACGGCTTAGCGTAGGAGAACCATCAGTCACCGGCACAGCTTCGCCAGGGAACGGAGTATCACGAGTTACTGTAACCTGGTCGCCTAGAGTAAGCTGAATAGTCTTACCAGTAATACGCTCAACACGGGCTAGTGAACGAAGCGGGTTAATCGCAGTGTCAGCAGTCCAGATGATGGTAGGGTCAAGCTCGAACGGCACACCGTAACCACCAGCAGGATCAGACCCGAGAGCCATAGCGCGCTGTTCCTCTGGGCTCATGTACTGCTTTCCTACCCACTTAGTGTAGGCAGAACGGTAGTCATCACCAGAAGTGTGAGCAACACGGCGACCGAAGTCGTCATCACGTGCAGCCATGTCAACGATCTGAGCCTTAGCGCGCTGCTCGTTTCCAGAGCCGCTGAAATCAGCTTCATCAACAACACGGCGTGCGTTCTGTGCTACAAGTGATCGGTAGTGCTCGCCGTTGTACGCATCCTTACGTAGCTCGTCAACGTCATGCACAGCCTTAGTGTTAGTGTGAACCGCTGGTGCCTGTCCATGGCGCTCAACGTTGCCTGCCTTAGCGCTGTCGGCAACCTTCTTACGGCGCTCTTCGAACTTGTCAATAACAACCTGGTGCGAACGCTCTTCCTCTTCAAGAGCAGAGAACTTAGTCTCATCCTCTTCGGAAAGGTTGTCAATTTCAAAGGTTTCCTTTTCAGCGCGAATCTCTTCTAGTCGCGCGCGGCGTTCCTCAATACGCATAGGGGAACTCACTTTCTTAATTGGATTATCATTACTTGTGTTGCGCGTCTCTTCTGATTCGGCGGGAACCTCAACCTTGTCTGACTCTGTGTCATTGACAGGTGTTTCCGCTTTACTGTCCTCTTCGTTAGAGATTTGCTCGCTCGCCTGCTTGGACGAACGAATTTCTTCCGCCAAGTCCTTATTAAACTTGTCGGTAATGCTTCTGACTCCTACATCTGTGGCGTCATTAGCAGGCCATAGGGTCACGGTAACCTCACGCACATCAACCTCGGTAATGGTGCGCTCAGGCAACCCATGCGGGTTAGTAGCTGAGATACCGGGCTCTTCCACCCACGAATCAGCCATAACACGGAATCCGAAACTCATCCCCATGACACCCGAACGGATAGCGGGTAGCAGCTCGGTAACGTATTCCGCGTCAAATAGCTCGGCTTCGATGTATGCGCCCTTAATATCCTCTCTAAGGACCGTAGGCTTACCTAGTGGTCTGTCGCCTACACGCATGTCATAGCCGTGTTCGTAAAGTAGTCTAATCTTTGAACCACGCTCACGGAATGTCTTCTCAAATGCTCCGGGAGCAATCGTTTCGACAAAGTCACCTTCAACCCATGAACTAATTTCATAGGAGTTCTCAAAGACACTGAAATGACCGGTTAGCGTACGCCCATTGTCAGTATCATTGATCTGTGCATCCGAAGTAGCGCGATATACGATTAGATCATTATCTGTCTTCATATATGCTCCTACTGATTAGCTGATGAGCCTTCATCGGGCCCACTCGGGTCGTCAACAACGTTAGAGTCAGTATTCTTAGCGACGGAACCTGAATCCTCATTGCCGTTCTCACCAGGCTTGTAAAGCTGAACTGAAACGAACCCGGAAGGTACAAGAATGGCAGGATTGCCAGTGACAATGAAGTCTCGCGCACTCTCAGCAGTCCAGCCAGAGTTAACCAGGTTGTTCAGCGTTGTAGCTGTCTGTGCCTGAATCTCAGTGCGTTCCTTCTTGTCATCGTTCAGAATCGACACGTTCGCATCCGAGTACCATAGGATAATTCCGGTACCGTTTCGGTCGCGTGGCTTATCCACAAGATGTTCAATAGCGCCACAGAATGAACCCCACAGATAACGCATGGTTGAGTTAACGAATCCACGGTTAGCCGTTTCGAAGTTACCGGCGTTCAGAGACGCACCCTGCATACCTTCAGACAGACCAACAACAGTCGCGTGTGTACCAGCGGCAATAGCGATATGAGTTTCAGCCATACCAACGATGGACTTCATGTCCAGCTTAGAGAAGTCAGTTTCTAGAACCTTGACATCAATACCGCCACCGATGTACACAGTACGGCCAGAGTTCATCATTCCGCCATACTTGGCGTCGAACTTATCTGCGTATGCCTTAGCCTCGTCTGAGCCCATTCCAGGTGGGAATACGATCATAGTAGACAGGATCGCACCGCGCTTGAAAAAGCTAACCTTGTGTCGGTTAGTTTCCTTCTCTACGAGTACGTCGTTAATGGCTGGCGTTAGCCACGTCATGCCTCTGTACATAGCTTCCGGATCAGGGAATGGTGCCCAGTGGCATACCTGTTCAGGAAGGTAGATTTCAGGCTCAGCGTTATCACCAACGAATGCGCCACCAGGATAGTAGGCGTAACCGATGACGTTAGAACGTACCGCCCATCTCGGATCAGCGTCTAGAACGATGTCAACCCAGTCAGGACGCAAGCGGCGTAGCATAGGCTTGCCATCAGGTCCAATCTCGCGAACAGCAAAGAAGTTACCACAGATATCAACGTCCTGTAGTGCTCTCACAAGAAGGTCGCGAGTCTTACCGTAAGGCCATGGATTCTCAAGAAGCGACAAGCTACGGCTACCGAATAGCGAATAGCTGATGTCCGCTGCATCCATAGGACGCCACTTGAACTCAATCTCACTGAATGGTCGAGTGCGGGCCCAAGCAGTTGCAAACACAACAGCCGAACCCTTATAGAACTGATTCGCGAATAGATCAAAGTCAACGGGTGGACCTTCACTGTATGGTGAACGTCCTGTAACTCCGAATCCGCCACCAAATACCCCGCCACCAGCGAACATGAATGGGTCTGGAAAGGAACGGCTTTCAAGCTTTGGGAATAGCTTGCGAAGAATACTCACGTGCGACCTCCTTTACAGAACAAACACGTCTTTAGTAGGGTTGTCTCGTGACTGAGTACGCAATCCCCACACGGCCAATGTCGCGGACTCCAAAGCGACAATTTGAATTGATTCGTTAGCCTGAACCCAAGCCCATAGTCCGCTTAGCTTGCGTTTGTCTACGTTAGCCACAGCGTTAGTAAGTTCAGCCTGCCCAGAATGGAACAGCCATGGTTCCTGATCCTTCTTGCCTTTAATGCCTTCAGTGACCTTAGCGCAAGCCTGAGCGTATTCAATAGACTTCGGAGATACCACGTTGATACCGTAATCGTCTACCAGCTCGGGAATAAGTTCACCAGCCTGACTATGGTCATCAATAACCACAGCATATGGCTTCCAGCGTGCACACAGCTCAACGATTCTCGGCACAATCCACTGAGTACCTGGTCTGAAGTCAACATATTCAGCTTCAGTAACCTGAACCTTAATCTTATCTCTACTGTGGTCCATATAACCCGCCACAGTGATACAAGAGAATTCGTTATCAATGGATGTGGCAACCGCGAATACGACAGTTCCAACAGGCCGTTCACCTGACTTGTCATACTGACGTTCCCACGATTCCTTATCGATAACGCTGAATTCGTTGTTCTCTACAGGCCAGTCACCAACGGATAGACGCTCAATAGCAAACTCATCGTAAGACAGCTTTCGTCTGTCCTTTTCAACCGCCTCGTGAGAGATGCGGATTCCGTACGCAGGATTAGTCTTAGCGTAAGTCTCCGGGGCAAACGGCTTATCATGTTCCTCACAATCACTGTCGCAACGTTCGTTGCACAGCTCAGCGGACCACTCTAGCCAAGTAATAAGACCTGGATCATCACTCATAGCTCGTAGCCGGTCAGCTCCGAACGCTTCTGAGTCCTTAGTACCAGCAGACCCCATCATAATGGCCTGAGCGTTAGGGCGCGCTGAGAGCGTGGGATACACGTCTCCGATGAACCCGGAATCCAGGTCCATAGCCTCGTCAAGGATCAGGCAGTCAGCAGTAAAACCACGTCCGGCATTCTTAACGCGAGTACGGAACTGGGCCGTGCTAACATCGCGCTTAGTGACAGGGTCGAATACTGTGATTGACTCCTGTCCATTAGTCTGCCGTCCGACAATGATTTCACCACTGCTCTTGCGAACGTGACGAGTGATCTTCAGTAGCTCGGGAGAATCAGCGATGATGTTCTGTACACGCTTGAAAATCTGTGCTGCTGTATCGCTACGGTGCGCAGAGTACAGAATCAACGGCTCTTTGAGCACGTACAGTCCAATAATGATTCTTGCGGCAGCTAGTTCAGACTTTCCATTCTGACGACTGATAACCAAGCCAACGTCAGGAGCAGACCACTTGCCATTAGCGCGAACGCCTAGCGTGTCCCTGAGAATACCGTCTTGCCACTGGTCTAGCTCCATTGGCGTAAACGCTCGGAGGAAGCGGCTAGCAGCCGGACCATAGGTCTTAACGAAAGGCGCTACTACTCGGATAGGAGCTTCCTGAAGCCCAATGATTCCACCAGGCGTTTCTACACCATAAGGTGATTCCATGAGTTTCATACTTACTCCTAATTCCAAGCGTCCTGAGCCTTCCATTCTGATGTCATGAAAGCAGCAATCTTATCGTCTGTAACGGTGGTACCTGATTCGAGTTCAGCCACCAGACCAATAACACGTTCCAACTGCCGTGCGATGCTTGCGGTATCACGCGGAGCACAGCGATCTAGACGTTCAGCTAGAATACGTCGCATCGTTAGCAGCATCTCTAGCGGGCGGCCAGTCTTTTCAGCTGTGGACATACGATCTTCTAGAGTCGTCTCGTCCGGTTCTCCGTAATCCTCAAACATCGCTACTCCTTACGCTGGATGTGGCCTCTTTACATGCTCTGGCACTTCAATTTCCAGTCCGTCATGGCGAGACCAGTCAACATCAAGTGCAGAAGTATGCAACGGATTATGCGCGTGGCGGTTACCGCCTTGTCCGTGGCCTACAAGAGACGCCGTGTCTCTGTGGTCCACAAGTGACGGGTATGTATGCCATGCCTTCCAACCCTTAATGTCTCGGTAGTACTGTCCAATACGCATATCGTAATTACGCTGAGCACGTGCAGGTCTGTCACACCATGCAAGCATTTCGTCAATAGTGTCGGTAGGAACAGCAAATGCCACTCCCCAGTTAAGAGACCATGTTGTGAGCCATCGATACCCGAAACGATCCGAGTTCTTAATGGCACGCTTAACGTTATTCTGATCAGGACGGCCAGTGCCGGTATACGCGGACACAATTCCCTTGCCGTTGAACTGAGCAAGCGCTGTCTCGAATCCCGCAATCATATCCGGGCATACTAGTGCGTCATCCTGAATAACCATGTGCCAATCAGCGTCAGGGTCGTATGCCTGCCACGCACGTTTTCCAGTTGCCCAGCGCTGCTTAGGGTCTTTCGAAGGCTGTGGGCGCTCATCAAAGATGACTGTAACGTCGCGGTCAAGCGATGCAACCAGCTCCTCAACCTCCTTGGCACGCACAGGATGAGCCATGATAGCCACAGACAGCTTTACAGGCTTCCCTGCATACCGAGCTACCGCAAGCCGGTCAAACACTTCCAAGTCTACGATGGTTCCATTGCTGACCAGGCGTTTTACCGCAACCTCAACCCCAGGGTTGCCAGGCGTACCGTAGTCATCCCACGCTACAACAGCGCCAGGAACAAGATGCTTAGCCCACACAAGCAAATCAACAGCGGCATTGTGTTCAGAGTGGTTACCATCGATGTATAGAAGTCCAATAGGCGAACCTTCATACTGCTTCGATCCTTCCAATGATGTTGACTGAATAGCTTCTACCTTGCTACGCAGTCGTACGGAACGTAGTTGCGCGTCCCACGTATCGAACTCAGGAGACGGGAGCTTATCCGCAACAGCTCTACGCCAATCGGACTCATCCTCTGACCATGGGTCAACAGAATACACACGTGCCTTGTTTCCGTCTGTAGCACCTGCTGCTAGATATGCCGTGCTCTTACCATGATATGCGCCAATCTCGACAATAGCGTTTTCGCTATGTACGTTCTTAGCCATCTCGTATAGACGCTCGCCTAGCTCATCTGGAATCAATCCCTCTAGAGCGGCAAGCTTACTCATGTCTCTTACCATTGGATACCCCTCATGTCCCGTTGGTGCTGCCAATGATGCACCACGTAGGAATCCGGGTGATCTTCGGTTGAGCGCTCAGGCTCGCTATATGGCACTGGATAGAAAATGTGCTCATCAAGAATCGTTACATCATCTCGTGAGCTGAGAATAGGTGTGATCATCTTTGGACCACTGAGTTTGTTTGGACGTGTAACCCGTGGATAGTACGCGCGAGCAACCTGTGGAATGGTATTGATAATCGCTTTCATTCCCTGGTGATACTGAGGCGCGTAAATAACCGTGTTACCGATCCATCTGTTCTGAACTTCCCAGCCTAGAACGGCATGGTCAGTGTCAAACAGGTCATATGTGCTTCTCTGGCATGTTGTATCCATGTCCGCGTAAACCCCACCATAGCGGTAAAGAATCTCATATCGAGCTAGATCAGCCTTGAACTGGTACACAGCATCAGCGGGCACACGCTTGTGGGCCACCCGCCACAGCGGCCAATTCACCAAATCAAGGTTTTCAATGTCCTCATCGCGCCACAGCCGGTATTCATCGTGTGGATGATGCTTTTTCCAGGATTCGGCAAACGTCATCAAGTGTTTTGGCACTTCAGAGCCCAACCAGATTTGATGAATGATCATTCTGCCCCCTGTGACGCCAATTACATGTCCGATTTGTATACATTTATTTTTTGGGTGTTTTGGGCCGGGGAGAGACGAGG